AAATTATTGGCTAAATTAAGAATGTGGTATGCCGACATTAGAGGGCATCATGGTATGAGATGGAATTATGAACCATCTGAACATTATTTTGGTAGGAGAAAGAAATGAGAATATCTGAAAACACTTCTGTATCAATGCCTTGGTTAATGTACTTACAATGGTTTAAATAATGAATATAGAGTTTGATTTAAAAAAAGTTATTTCTTTTATAGCAGTAGGAGCTTTTGGTTTATTTAGTTGGTTACTTTTAACTACTTACCAACAAGCAATTACGCTTAAAGAAATTGAAACAGAAGTAAAATTTATATCTAAAAATGTAGGAAAAAATTCTGGAAAAATAGTTTACTTAAAAGGAGAAGTGAAAAAATAAATGAGCAACTTTCCTTGGGATATACAATTAATAGGCATGTTTATTTTTATAACATTATTTTTAACTTTAACGCTTGTATTTACATGAGGATAAAAAATGAGTAGAGGTTTAACGTCAGCAGTCAAAACAGCTTTAGGTGCAAGTCCTACTTTTTGTCATTTAGTTTATTTAGGTTTTGGAACGCCAGTCAGAAAGACCGATAATTCATTTGATATTGTAGATGATATTGAGGGTTCTTCTCAAACGTATAATGCAGACGGAACATTATTAGGTGTTGGTAATGTTGCTGAATCAAATACGCCAATTAAACATAGTGTTAATTTAACATTTTCAGGCGTAGATCAATCTTTAATTTCTACTTGTTTAAGTAATGATGTTCTTGGAACAGAAGTAAAAATTTATCGTGGCGTAGTAAGTGGAACGACTTGTATTGCTGATCCTTTTTTAATATTTCATGGACATTTATCAAACTTTCAAGTGAACGATGGTGGAAGTAGTGCCGCTTTAGGAATGACAATCACAAGTCATTTTGGAAATTTTGAAAAAATAAATGGAAGAACAACATCGGATATATCTCAACAAAGATTTTTTTCAGGCGATAAAGGTTTTGAATTTTCAGCTTTAACAATCAGAGATATTAAGTGGGGTAGAGAATAATGTTTAATTGGTTTGATAAATTATTAGTTAAGGTAGCAAAAAAAATATTAAATAAGTATGCACCTAAAGGCGAGTTCATTGCCTACATTAATAAATTAGAAGAATACAAATTAAAAAAATGGGGTGGATATGGAAAACCTGTAAATGAAACAGGAATTAAATCTTTTGGGCCTTTTAGTTCTGTTTTTAATTGGGTAGTATCAACAGCCGCAAAAGCCGCACCATTTTTGTCAAAAATTACACCTTGGATAAGCTATATCAATATGGCGATTATGGTTATCTCTTGGATAAAAAAACCAGATCAGCCAGATACTCCAAACATGGACGGACAAGCAGAGCAAAACGCCAAAGGTGTTCTAGTTAATAAAACATCTTCTAATGCTTCTCTACCTGTTATTTATGGTCAACGTAAAGTTGGTGGAACAGCAGTTTTTATTGAAACATCAGGAACAGATAATGAATATCTTTATATGATAATGGCTTTATGTGAAGGCGGAGTTGAGTCTTGCGAATCAATTTATATAGATGATAAATTAGTAACGTGGTCAGGTGCTTTAACAGATGGAACAGAAAGAACAGTTGATAGTTCTGATTCAAATTTTTATAAAGCTGATCCGACAGTAGATGGTTCAAGTGCTGAATCAACAATATCGGTTACTTGGTATGATGGCGATGATGACCAAACTTATAATACAACAGTTGGTGCTTTATCATCTTGGACTTCGGCCCATCGCTTGAGGGGGATAAGTTATTTAAGTTTAAAGTTTAAATGGAATCAGGATTGTTTTGGTGGAATACCAAATGTTAAATCAATCATTAAAGGAAGAAAAGTTTATGATCCTAATTTAGATGGAACTAATACTGGTGGTACTGGTTCACATAGAGAAGATACAGCTTCAACTTGGGCATACTCTGATAATCCAGTTCTTTGTACGTTAGACTATATGCGTAATTCAAGATTTGGAATGGGTATTGCTAATAGTTTTTTTGATGACGATTATGCTGATTGGCAAACAGCCGCAGATGTATGCGATGTTGATGTAACTCCATATACTGCCGCTAGTGCCATTGATTTGCTGGATATGAACGCTGTTATAGATACAAAAAAGAAGTGTATTGAAAATTTAAAAACAATGGTAACAGGATTTAGAGGTTATCTAAATTATGCGAATGGAGAATATAAAGTTTTATCAGAATCAACTGGAAGTGCGGCAATCAGTTTAACCGAAGATAATATCATTGGTGGTCTTCAAGTATCAAGTTTAGATAGAAATTCAAGATTTAACAGAGTGATTGTTACATTTGTCAATCCATCAAAATCGTATCAAGTTGATGAGGCACAATGGCCAGAAATAGATGATAGTGGATATACGTCAGCCGATCAACACGCTACGATGAAGACAGCAGATGGATTTTTACAAGAAGGACGTTTTGATTTTAGTCAAACAATTACATCATATTATCAAGCGTTAGGCCTAGCAGAATTAATATGCAGACGTTCAAGAAATAATTTAAATGTTGCTTTAAGATGTGATGCGACAGGATTAGATTTAATGGTTGGAGAAATTGTAAATATAACTCACGCAACTCCAGCTTTCTCTGCAAAGACATTTAGAGTTCAAGGTATGCAAGTAAATTCCGATTTAACCACAGAGTTACAGCTTACGGAGTACCAATCGAATTTCTATACTTGGGCAACAAAGACACAAGCGGCAGTAATACCAGATACTACTCTGCCAAATCCTTATTCTGTTGTTGCTCCAGCGTCCGTTACGCTTACCGATTCTTTACTGGAATATTCAGACGGAATTGTAATTACTCGATTAGAAATTTTAGTTGGTGCAAGTACAGATAAGTTTAGACAATACTATCAAGTTGAAACTAAAAAAACTTCTGAAAGTGATTATAAAGTTTTATCAAAAGGCGTTAGTGCTGTTTTAAATTATCAACAATTAAACGTAATAGATGGAGAGGAATATTCCGTTCGTATTAAATGTATAAATTCTCTTGGAGTATCTTCTGCTTATACAACAGCTACAAGAACAATCGTTGGTGCTTCTGATACGCCAAGTGATGTTTCAACTCTATCTGTATCAATGGTTGGTTCAAATCAAATGCAGTTACAATGGACTCCTGTTGCAGATTTAGATGTTTCATACTACGCAATCAGGTATCAAGATGTAACAAGTGGTGCTGGTTGGAACTCATCAACAAATTTGACACAAGTTGTTAGAAGAAAATCAAATAGTGTTACCTTAAATTCCAAAGAGGGAGCGTATCTTATTAAAGCGGTGGACAAACTCGGTAACGAATCAGATAACGAGGCAATCGTCTACACGAACATTTCAGGACTTGAACATTATACAAATGTTGGAACTTATAATGAAGAAACTATTAATGCTGTAACAGGACAAAGCTGGGAAGGAACTTTTGATGGAGATTGTGTTAAAGGACAGGATTCGTCAGATAATTTTATAGCAACTTTAGATACGATATTACTTTGGGATTCTGCTGTTGGCGATATTGATGACGCAGATGGATTAATAGATAGTGGGCCAACAGACGCAACAGCTAATCCAACTTATTATTTAGCAAACATAGAAAGTTCTGGAGAATACATAGGTAGTCATACCATATCGCTTGATTCCGTTTATGACGCTACATTTCAGGCAACGATTGATTTAACAATTAATGATCTTTGGGATTTATTTGATAGTGGTCGTGGAGCAAGTGCCTTTGATGATGCTCAAGGCCCATTTGATGGAACTGCTCCGTCAAAGTGCGATGCTTTTCTTCAAGTAGGTTCAAGTGAAAGTTCTTTAGGTGCTATCTCAACCTATAATGATATTTCACAACAAGCGACAGTTAAAGGAAGATATTTTAAATTTAAACTTAAATTAACAAGTGCCGATAATAAAGCTAGACCAGAAGTTTCTAGTATGCAAATTGTATTAGCTTTAGAAAAAAGACTGGAAAGTGAAGAAGATGTGGTTAGTGGTGCTGGAGCAAAAATTATTACATATACTAACGCATTTTTCGCAAGTCCAGCGATTGGCATAGCGGCCCAAAATATGGTTTCGCAGGATTATTACACCATAAGCAGTAAAACGAAAACAGGATTTACCATAACCTTTTACAACTCGTCTGGAGTGGCCCAAGATCGTACGTTTGACTACGTTGCAAAAGGGCATGGATTAAAGAGTTAATAGCTAACTTGAAGTGTTTTTATAAATATAGTAGATAATAAAATGGAAAATAAAATATGAGTCAAGTTTCAGATTATACATTAGGTAATATCGGATTTTCAAGTTTTAGGAGCGAACTGAACACGATATTAAATGCCAGTAACACGCTTAACGCTGGTACTTCTGCACCTGGAAGTGCGGCAGCTGGATCGCTATTTCTAGACACAACTTCGGCAACAACACCTACTTTAAAATTTTACGATGGATCAGATTGGATTTCACTTTGTACTTTTAACTATTCTGCAAATACTGTAAATTGGTTAGACAATACTGTTACTGCTGATGTATCAGGAGATTCAAGTCCACAGTTAGGCGGAGAATTAGATGTTGTAACTTATGATATAGTTTCAACTTCAAACAGAGATATTGATATAACTCCACATGGAACAGGAGATGTAGTTCTTGGAGCAGATACAGTAAAAGTTGGAGATAGTGGAGCGGCCGCAACCTTAACTTCAAATGGTGCTGGAACTTTAACTGTAACGACTGGTGGTACTGAAGATTTAATTTTAAATACCAACAACGGAACAAATGCTGGAAATATAACTTTAGCTGATGGAGCAAACGGAAATATAGATGTTACAACAAATGGAACAGGAGCAATTAAATTTAATGACATGGCTTATGTTCCTCAACAAGCATTAACTTCAACATCTAATGCTGTGGCTTGGGATTCTCAAAGCCAGAGCAACGCATATTACCTAACAACAGAAAACACGACTATTGCCGCACCGACTAATGCAGTTGAAGGAGCATTTATTTGTTTAGAAATTAATCACGATGGAAGTTATACTGTTGACTGGAACGCAATTTTTAATTTTGCCGCAGATACTGCTCCGACTACAACAGACACAAATGGTAAGACGGATTTGTTCGTATTTCGTTACAATGGTAGCATCTGGCAGGAAATCGGTAGAACTTTAAATATACCTGAAAGTTAAAATATGTGGGCATTAATAGAAGATAATGAAATAAAAAAAATAATCAATCAACCAAAAGGATTGGTTATTGGAGATACTCGTCATTCAAGAAATATATTTTCTTTTAGATGGACTAACGAGGAAAGAGAAGCGATTGGACTTTACGAAATCGTCATTGATAATTCAAACAAGAAAGATGAAAAGTATTACACTAACACCAATCAATCTTTTAACTTTGCAGATGGAGTAGCGACAGCTAGTTTTGGAACTGCTACTGCAAAATCTTTAACCGATACTTTATTCACAGCACAAGATGAAATTGATGGAAAAGGTACAGAAGGCGAAGTTGCAGTTGAAGGTTTAAAAAATAAACATAAAGACGTTATCAAACGACAAGCTAGTGGACTCTTAACTCCGACAGATTGGTATGTGATTAAAGCAACCGATGTAGAAAGTTATGAAGTACCAAGTGCTGTTACAACTTTTAGAGCAAACGTAAGAACTAAATCAAATGAAATGGAAACTGCCATTGACAATGCGGCTGACGTAGATGCGTTAGCGGCTTTATACGAATACGTCAATACAGGCACAGAAGAAAATCCTGTTATGGAAAGACCATTGGGTGAGTTTCCAATCTTGGAGGTTTAATGCCTTTAATTTTACCAGGCAACGTAGCATCGGCAACAGCATCAACTGGATATGACGTAGCCAATTCCTGTCGGTTTAATAGAGCCGATAGTCCAACTTTACTTAAAGCTTTTGGAACACCTACTAATCAAGATCAATGGACTTTTAGTATCTGGTGTAAAAGATCAGGATTAGGAACAACACAAAATTTATGTGGCTGTCAATCTAGTGGAACTAAACTTACTTCACTTCGTTTTGATACTGATAATGCTTTAAATTTTTATGACTATAATGGTGGATATACTGGTCAAATAAAAACAAACAGACTTTTTCGTGATGTGTCATCTTGGTATCATATTGTAATCGTATGGGATAGCGGAAATGCAACAGCTGGAGATAGAATGAAAATGTATGTTAATGGTGTAGAAGAAACTAGTTTTTCTGCCGATAGTAATCCAACTCAAGATTTAGATTCTGATATGAATACTAGCGGAGAAAATCTTGATATAGGTCATACTAATGATGGGAATTATTTTGATGGTTATTTAGCGGAAGCTGTTTTTGTTGATGGTCAAGCATTAACACCAACTTCATTCGGTGAATTTTCTGAAGATTCACCTACAATCTGGATGCCGAAAGATGTTTCAGAATTAACTTTTGGAACAAATGGCGGATATTATGACTTTGAAGCGAGTGATAATTTAGGCAACGACGCCAATGGCGGAACAGATTTAACAGAAGCTAATCTAGACGCAACCGATCAAGCAACCGATACACCAACGAATAATTTTTGTACGATGAATCCATTACAAGCACAAGCAAATGATTTAACCTTTGTAGAAGGAAATTGTAAAATTACAAATACAGATAATACTTGGAGAAGTTCTTATGGTACATTTGGACCAACAAGTGGCAAATGGTATTTTGAAGTAAACTGTCAAGCATCTAGTGGTTATGAAAGATTTGGAATTGTAGATGCAGATGCTATGAACAAACAATCTGCTGATGGAAGATACGATGATGTAGGGTACAATTCTAGAGGTTATGCTAATGCTAGCGAAGGGTCAAAAAACAATAATGGTGGAGGAACTCCTTGGGGAGATACTTGGACTGCTGGAGATATAGTAGCATGTGCTTATGATCTTGATAATGGGAAATTATATTTTAGTAAAAATGGAACTTGGCAAGACAGTGGCGATCCTACGAGTGGTGCAACAGGAACTGGGTCAGCTTATGATATTGACACAGGTTATTTTTATATTCCAGCTTTAGCACATTATGGTTCAGGTTCTAGTATGGAATTTAACTTTGGCGGCTCTCCAGCTTTCACAGTTTCGTCAGCGAACCAAGATGCCGATGGTTATGGAAATTTTGAATACGCAGTACCAAGTGGATATTATGCACTATGTACTAAAAATTTAGCGGAGTATGGATAATGGCTTTTAACAAGTTAAAAGGAATATAAATATGGCATACACAGCAATAGACGACGCAGGTATTTTTTTTAATACTAAACTTTATACAGGCACAGGAGCATCTAATGCTCTAACAGGCGTTGGTTTTCAACCAGATTTTACCTGGATTAAAAATAGAGATGCCGCTGATTTTCATGTTTTAACTGATGCAGTTAGAGGAGCTACTAAATATATAATGTCTGATGTGACAGATGCAGAAACAACAAACGCAGAATCTCTTAAAAGTTTTGATTCAGATGGGTTTACAGTTGGAACCATGAATGAAGTTAATACCAATACAGAAGCTTTTGTCGCTTGGTGCTGGAAAGCAAATGGTGCTGGTTCATCAAACACAGACGGAAGTATAACATCAACAGTTTCAGCTAATACTACTGCTGGATTTTCGATAGTTAAATGGACAGGTGATGATTCAACAGCAACTATTGGTCATGGATTAGGTGCTGTTCCAAAAATGATTATTACTAAACGATATGACTATGAAGGTAATTGGTTCACTTATCATCATTCATTAGGTAATACAAAATATATACTTTTAGAAGCAACAGACGCAGAAGCAACATCAAGTAATGCTTGGGATGATACAAGTCCAACTTCTTCTGTTTTTACAAAAGCTTCAGCAAATAATATTGACACTGGAACTTATATCGCTTACTGCTTTGCAGAAAAACAAGGCTTCAGCAAGTTTGGAACATACACAGGAAATGGAGATGCTGATGGACCATTTGTCTATACAGGATTTAGACCAGCTTATGTTATGTCTAAAAAAACTACATCAGATCCTTGGAGAATTATGGACACAACAAGAAGTACATATAATGTTGCACAAAATAGATTACGAGCAGATAGTTCAGATGCAGAAGTTACAGCATCTAGTCAAGATAAAGATTTTTTATCAAATGGTTTTAAAATAAGAAATACTGATGGTGGTTACAATGGTTCAGGTTCAACATATCTCTACATGGCATTTGCAGAGGCAAGTTTTGTCAATTCAAATGGAGTACCTTGTAATGCAAGGTAATAAAAGAAAGGAGGAAATATGTTTAAATTTAATTTAGAAATTCCAACTTATGCTGAATGGAAAGTACAAGTGGAAAAATTTATCAAAGAAAACCCTGAACAAGCAAAGAAATATCAAGAGCAAGTTCAGAAGTTTTGGATAGATTTCTTAAAAGATATGTTCAAAGTCAAGTAATAGAATATATTTTTCAAAAGGTTTATCTTCTCAAACAATTCAGATATGGAATATATTATGAAAATATTCCTAACAATCATGATGTGTTCTTATATAGAAGCAAGTTGTATGTCGCCTTATCAATGGCCCACACAATTTAATGACATGTATGATTGTTTGAACTTTGGATATAAAGAAGCTATTAAAAAATCACAATCAATAGGCAGAAAAGAAATTAATCAATATGGAATATATTTTAAATTTACTTGTACTAATAAACCATTAATACCAAAAAAGGAAACCGATGCCTAAAGCTAATCATAGTGTTAAAAATGGTTTAGAGATAGTTAAGATTAAAACAGAATTAACGCATATCAAAAAAGAGTTATGTTCAATTAAAGAAGAACAAAAAAAATTGTCTGCTTATGCCAATATGGGAAAAGGGGGTCTGAAGGTTGTAATATGGTTAGGATATATTATAGCTGTAACTATTGGATATTTTGTAGGCAATAAATTATGAAGATAACTAAAGTCTGCGTCATTCCTGATGCTCACGATGGACCTAATATACCTAAAGATCGTTTTAGGTGGATAGGAAAACATATTAAAAAAACAAAACCAAATTACGTTATACAAATAGGAGATTTTTTAAGTTTAGATAGTTGCTGTTGGCATATCGACAATGCAACGATGGAAGCTAGAAAAAATAAAGGAACTTTTATTAAAGACATTGAATCCTTTGATGCGGCTTTAAAAGAATTAAATAAAGGTATTGGAAATTATAAAGTTAAAAAACATTGTACGTTAGGTAATCACGAGAACCGACTTTGGAAATGGGAAGATAACAATCCTGAATATTATCAAATGGGTAAGCGAGAACTATTCAGAACCTTAAAGAAGTATGGCTGGACTACGAGTGGATATGGGGAGTTCTATTTTATAGACGGAGTAGGGTTCACTCACGTACCTTTTAACATTATGGGTAGGGAATTTGGTGGTGTTAATGTTGAAAGAAATATCGGACAGAATAGTTTATTCGATGTGGTGTTCGGCCATACGCATAAATTTAATGATGTTCGCTGTCCTAAAATTGGAGATTCAAATTATATAAGAGTTGTAAATGTAGGTTGTGCTTTACCTATGAATCATGTTGAAAGATATGCAAAACTCTCAACAACTGGTTGGTTTTGGGGTGTGGTTGATTTATCTATTTATAACAGTAAGATTCAAGAAGTAAGAACAATTACAATGGACACTTTAGAATTAACGTATGGTTCAAAATGATTAAAAGAGAATTAACAGATACAATCGTTATACATTGTTCAGCTACACCAGCTACAATGGATATAGGTGTAGAAAAAATAAGAGAGTGGCACGTAGGCGAAAATAAATGGGACGATGTAGGTTATCATTTTATTATTACTCGTGATGGAACAATAGAACCAGCACGTCCTGAAGAAATGCAAGGTTCACACAATCCAACAACCAATTATCGAAGCGTTGCAGTTTGTATGATTGGTGGATCAGATGCTAATGGCGGTTGGTCTAATAATTTTAATGATGCACAGTTTGTTACATTAAAGTCATTAATATTAGATTTAATAAAAAGATATGAAGTGCCAGAAGATTTTAAACAAATTAAAAAGATTATAGGTCATTACCAGGTTGATGATAAAAAAGAATGTCCAAGTTTTAATGTTCCTGATTGGTTAGAAAAAGAGGGGTTTCAAGATTATGTGGTTTAGTGCAATCAAAATGGCTATGAGTGCTGGTAGTCATATCTATAAAAAAAGACAAGAAACTAAAATGCGTATGGCAGACGCACAATTAAGACACGCAGAAAAAATGAGTTCTGGACAGTTGGAGTATAGCGGCAAACTTTTAGAAGCTAGACAAAACGACTACAAGGACGAGATCGTTTTATTGATTCTCACATTGCCTATAATTGTACTTGCCTATGGAGTCTGGTCAGATGATCCTGAAGCTATGACCAAAATAAATCTTTTCTTCGAACACTTTCAGGCACTTCCGTCCTGGTTCACTAATCTCTGGATTTTAGTGTGTGCTAGTATATTTGGTATAAAAGGCACTCAAATTTTTCGCAACAACAAAAAATAATCTATGGCAGAAAAAGCCGACTATCGAGAAATCATTAATGAGTACAAAGAACAGATTCGTATTTTAAAAGACGAAGTTGATGAGATGCAATCTAAATTAAAAGAGAAAGATAGTGCATTAAAAAGAACCACACAAAAACTTGAAAATACAACAGAAGATTTTGACCAAGCTAACAGCGAGATCAAAAAGCTAGAAGAACAGATAAAAACTCTTAAAGGTAAACCTAGCAAAATATTAACCCATTAGACGCTCTAGGACGCTCGAGAATTGACGAATCAGGTGTTTCCTATACCTGACTACCCACCTAAAAAGACCTAAAAACCACGTAAAATAACGATAAATATAGCTTAAATACAACTAAAAAACTTCTTGTATTTTAAGTTGTATATTGTACATTAATCGCATGTTTAAAAAAAGAAAAGGAGAATCAGTAATGATTAAAGAAATACCAGAAACTAAAAACAGAAGAATACTAGCTACAAAAATTCAAAGTGCTTGTAACGAAAGTCATCAAGGTATTGATATAATTTTTAATATTTTGCTTAAATATGTTCCATCTACAATTTTAAAAGAAGAATTAAAAAGAGCAAAAGAAAGTAAAGATGAATAGAACTTACACATACGCTGAACTTAAAGATTTAATTAACGAAGAATTAGTTAATTATAATTTCATTATTGAAAGCAAACATATCTTTAATCAAGAGTTTATTGGTTTTAGAAAGTTCTTTAAAAATCTTTTAAAAAAACAAAGTAAGAAGAAAAACGATTGGTTTAGAAAAGATCAACCTGAATCTGAAACTAATAAAAAATTTGATATTTTATATCCTTATTTTGAAAAAGTAGGTGGTTACAGAATTTACTTAAACAAAGAAACTGTTGCTGATTTAAGTATGACACAACTTTACAAAGATTTTCCTAATCTTAAAGCTGATTATGATTTATTATTATCTTTAAAAGAAAAAGTTAGATCAGGTAAAAGACCTAAAGATTTAGAAAAAGATTATGAAGCTGAAAGATTAAAAAAAGCGGCAGAAGAAAATAAAGCAACTTGTGGAATTTGTAATCAACATTGGGAATTAGTTGATATGGAGGGCGAACGTCAAAAATTTAATCTATCTAAAAATGTAATTGCAGATCATGGATTTACTATTAGATTTGGAAATGGCAGAGATGGAGTTTGTTTTGGTGCAAGATTTTATTGTTGGGAAAAATCTCCTAAAGTAAAAATAGAATATGTTAAGCAAGTTTTACAACCAACTTTAGATGAAGTGTTAAAAGAAAAACCAACTAACAAAACTGTTGAAAATATTAAAGCATATATAGAAGATTCTAAATTGGCTAAAAAAGAATATGATCTTTTACCTATTTCTCTTACAAATGAATATTACAGATTAAAAAGAGATACAGGAGAAAAATATTTTGATAAATATATTACAGATGATAGTTGTCCAGAAAATATGAAAAATATTTATAAGCTATTATCAAGAATAGGAACTCCAACTATACGTTTTTCTGGTATGCACCCATTATTTCCAGGAATTAAATTACCAAAACATTCTATTGAAATAACTTTAAATCTTTTAGTAAAAATTTGGACAGATTATAAACAAGGTTTAATAGATGAAATTAATAGATTTGAAACAGCTATTAAGAATTGGAAGCTACAACCAACACCAAGAGAAAGGTTAGGTAAGTAATGTTTAATATACCATCTGGCTATCATATCTCAAAAGGTGCAGACAGAATCTTTTATATTTTAAATGATGGAGAAGAATATATTAGAAAATTATCAACTGATTTAAAAGAAGCAAAAGTAAAAGCTAAAAATTATGTTGGTTATGATGTTCCTATTAATATTTGGACTAGAGATAAATGGAACGCTACCACAGCAAAACCAGGTTTTGAACCATTACAAAGATACGCTTTACCACAAGGTTATGTTTTAGGTCAGTTTGATAAAGTTTTTTATTCAATTAAAGATTTTCCTTTATGCTCTAAATCTTGGCACTCTGAACAAGTTGTTTCAACTAGCATAGGAGATAATTCTTTAATATTTGGTTATGGTTGGAGAAAAAATCTAACAGATAGAGAATATAATTCTTATAAAAATTCACAATGGATCGGTAAGTTAAAAGAAATAGTTACATTTAAAGGTAAAATTATATTTAAAAAAGAAGTTAATGGTTATAATGGTAAAACAAATTTATACAAATTTGATGTAAATGGTAATGTGGTTTTAACATATACTCCATTACAGCTTGGAGAAATTAATCAAGTTGTTTCTATTAAAGCTAAAGTAAGCGAACTAGACTATCTCTCAAATGAATATGGAGAAAGAGGTAGTATTATTGCTAGACCTGAAGATGCAAATTTACCAGAAGATATAGAAGATGGTAATTTTGATGGTTATTCGTTTTGGAAAAAACTAACTAAAATAAATGCAGTTGGTTTAGTAGGATATTTAAACAAGGAGATTCAATGACTTGGAGTAGTAATGTTTCTGCTGGATTTAATAAAAGAATATTAAATAATTTAAACGAAGAACTTTCAAAGAGAAGAATAAAAAAAACAAAACTTAAAGTTTGTTTAGCTTTTTTACATTTAGCTAACTCTAGTAAGAGAATGTATAAAAGGGGATTTAAAAATTCTAGTTATCCTGATACTTTTGAATACTTTAAACTTTTAGAAAAAAGAAAAAAACTAGCAACAACAATAATATTGATAACTAAAACTATAATTAATAACAAAGAATTAAAGGATTCTCGTCTATGCTGACATTAGACAGAATAGGATTAGTGAGAGTTTTTAAACAAATGGTGCTAGGGTACTCACTCAATCTTTCTCCGAATACTCTAGCACCTAGAAAGGAAAGTAAGATGAATAAACTGTTAATTATTTTATTATCTTTTTTATTGGTAAGCTGTGCCAGTTACAAACCAGTTGCTGATTTGAAAGCTAGTACAAATGCCAACAATTACCAGGAAGATAGACAGCATTGTAAATTACTTATTAAAGAGGAATTTAATGCGTTCTATGCCGCTTGGTATGACAGAGAATTATTATCACGTTGCCTTAATGGTCGTGGTCATAATGTCTTAAACACTTATACGATTCAGAATTAATATGAATCCTATAAATATAAGTGCAGATGAAAAAGTCCTGAACGATGTACTTATTCAACAAATGGCACAGGCGATGGGGGAATTGGATAAGATATTAAAAGACGATACACAACGAGGTATATCTTGGTCTGCAATTCCACCAAAGAGTACGCAATTTAAAAGATATATAAAAGTTGCTACACTTAAAAGAGTATTGCGTAATAAATTTGGTCATAACGTAATGCTTACATCGGAGATAAAGCACGATGATATAAATAGAGTAGTTATTCAAGCGACTTTATCTCATAGACATTTAGGTTTTTTATCTTCAGGTTTAGCTGAACGATGGAAGAATCCTAAATCAAGCAATATGCAAAGTGCTAGAGCAGTAGAGTGTTGTCAGACTGCCGCTTGGGGACGTTGTATTAAAAGTTTATTAGCATTTGGAGATGATATTTCTACTGCTGATGAAATTGATAAATCAATCGAATCTGACATTAGTAAAGAAATAGACAAGGAGGTGTTGTAATGGCAGATAATTTTGACATTAAAGGTAATGCTCAAAAGAGTGGGCCAAAAAAACCTAGTAGTGTTATCTTATATGTAAATAAGAATAAGCAAAAAGATGACAATAAACCATCGCTTGTTGGATATATAACAGACAAAGCATTAAATCTGTTTAGTATCACTTTATGGAAGAATAGATCAAAAGATAATATGGTTTATTTCAAAGGTAATTTTGAAGATTTAGCGGTTAAGCAGAACGTAGTTGATATGCCTAAACCAGCTATATCTAAAAATATTCCTGACGATGATATTCTTTCGTAAAAAAAAACAAGCTAAAGTTCTAGGCGGTCGTAAAAGATCGCCTGGAATTAAAACAGATAGCATAGGTTTATCTAAAGCAACCAAGAAGAAAATAGAGGAACAGATGTTGAGAAAATTTATTAAAGACGCAAGAGAAAAGGGAGGATTATAATGGAAGCATTAAAGAAATTCGGAATTAAACATTTATCAGCAAGTAGTATTAATACATTTATTAGTGATCCAGCAAGTTGGGTAGTGAGTTATATTTATAAGAATCCATTTAAGAGTAGTGCGGCCGCTTTAAGAGGAACACATATTGAAAAAGGATTGGATCAGATTTTAAGTAAGCACCAAGATAAAGACATGATTAGTAAAGATCAGATACATCTATTTACTGAAACTTGCGAGCATATGAAAATACCTAAAGAAGAATATGAAAAAGAATATCATTTTATTAAAAAAGCGATTGAGATATTACCTAAACATTTTGAGAAATTTGGTAAGATTATCAGCTATCAAAAAGCTATTGGGTATATGTATAAAGGAATCTACATTAAAGGTTATGTTGATTTTGAATTTGAGAAAAATCTTATTGTAGATTTAAAAACAAGTAAGCAACTTAAAGTTACTATTGGTCATAAGATTGCACAGCATATTTATAAGACAGCAACAAATATGGAAAACAAACTGTTCTATATTCAAGTCTTAAAGAAGGCAGAAAATGTAATGGAATATCAATTAACTGATGAAGACAATATTCAGATTCCATTACTGATTCATCAAGCGATTGAGAATATGAATTATCTTTGTAGTTTAGCCAATACTAAAGATGATTTTAAAAGACTCATTACGCCTAATCCTGATCATTGGATGTGGAAAGATGAAGATAAAATAAAAGCTAGAAAGGATATTTGGGGATATTAATGATCTTAAATAATTTAATTAAAAAACTCATTGATTTACTAGGAGGTTATTCTGATAAAAAAGTTTATATCGAACTTTTAAAACATGATAAAGAAAATGATACTTATAAATATTATAGACTCAACATAACAGAAGTATCAGAAGGTGGAGATTTAGATTCTGAAGAATATACAACAATAGTAGGGTATATTGATTCCTGTGTTGAAATAGAATCGGATTATAAATTAACAAAAAGAAAAATCATCATACATGATTAAAGTCGAAGTTAAAAAAGTCTGGTACAATCACAAGGTTCAAAAAGCTGTTGTGTCTGTAAGAAATTATGCTTATAAAAAAGCATTAAGAAAAAAAGAAAGTTTAGGAATAACTTTTAACAAGCAGTTTATGATTATTCCAGTAGAAGATTTGGTTGCGAAAAGAATACTTTCAACAGAATGTACCAGTATATTTGATGGCAAAAAATATAGGTTAATTGATTTTGTTTGGAATCCATATAAACAAGAAGACAATAGACAAGGTAAATTGTTTAGGGAGGCAGAAAATGGTTAAGAATTGTTACACAATACAGAAACACCACCAACAGTTAAATTATGGAGAGCAGTCCTTAAAAGAGCCATACTTGATTGCTGTGGTATTTTTGAGGACAGTAAATTTAACAACCGCTTGGCAACTCGGCACCGAATTATTTACGAAGCTGAAAGCTGGTTCAATGATCATAACGACTATGAACAAGTGTGCAGTTTCGCTAATATGGAACCTGATAATGTCCTTGAACTTAAAGAAAATGCCAAGAAGTATTTCAAAGATTCGTCAGAAGAAAGGTCAACACTACTATCAGCTTTGCTCGATAGGGTGTTCAGTAGGTATTATGGTCAAAGCTAAATATGTGAGTATGGAGTGTTGTCGCTGTCTTAAAACACAAAACAAATTATATTGGTTTAGTAGTGGTGGTCATTCAGAGTGGGACGATCATTTCTATTGTAAAGAGTGCTTTCGGAGATTGTTTAAAATGTTGCCAGAGAAGATTAAAATAACTTTTGCTAGATATAAAGGAAAGGAAAACAAATGATAAAAAAAGGTGGAAGACCATTCGGTTCGACTAATATGTTACCTGAAGATATTGAACGAAGAAAATTTTTAGGTAGAAAAATAAAAAGACGAAGAAGACAAATGAAAAAAACACAAACAGATATAGGAGTAGCGATTGGGGTTACATTCCAACAGATACAGAAATATGAAAAAGGAGTTAATTCTATTAGTATATTTAGATTAGAGCCATTAAGAATAGCTTTACATATTCCTATACATAAAACTGGATATTTAATTAATAAATATAATCCTAAACAATGAATTTAAGAATATTAAGTTTGGGTGCTGGAGTACAATCATCAACTCTGGCTTTAATGATTGAAAAGAAAGAAATACCAATGGTTGATGCCGCTATCTTTGCTGACACTCAAGCAGAGAGCAAGGAGACAATGGAGTTTCTTAATTGGCTTAAAACGAAATTATCATACCCAGTTTATATGGTTACCAAAGGTAGTTTGACTGAACAAATATTAATAGGCACATATACTAGTAATAATAAACTTCTTGAAAATTATCCTAGTGTCCCATTTTTTTTAAAAAATAAAATAACAGGAAAAAAAGGGTTATTAATGCGACAATGCACCAATCAATTTAAGGTGCAACCTATTATTCAAGAAATTAGAAGATTATTAGGATTAAAAAAAGGAGAAAGATATAAAAAAGATACGACTGTTGAACAGCTTATGGGCATTTCTTATGATGAAATTTTTAGAATGAAACCTAATAGAATGCCATATATTACAAATGTCTATCCACTTATTGATCTAAATATGCGTAGGCAAGATTGCATTAATTGGTTTAAAAAACATTACGACAAAACACCACCACGTTCAGCTTGTATTTATTGCCCATTTCATCACGATAAAGATTTTAAATTAATGAAAAAAAACAATCCTAAAGAATGGAATGAGGTTGTTGAGTTTGATAAAAAAATTAGAAATAAAAATAGAGATAAAAATATAGAAAACTTTGTTCATAAATCTTGTACACCCATAGATGAAGTTGATTTAAACAAAGGAGATGACCAGCTTAATCTTTTTAATAATGAGTGCGAGGGAATGTGCGGAGTTTAGTTGAAAGTTTGATAGACGTAGGTTCAGGATTCGTCCTGGCTATCATCATACAATTAACAATTTTTCCGCTCTTTGATTTAAGACCGAGCATACTTGATAGCGTTTGGATAGCTTTAATTTTTACAGTTGTATCAATTACGAGATCCTGGTTATGGAGGTTAGTGTTTAAAAAATATGAATAAAAAAGAACAGGAACATTGTAAGCGTGTAGCCGCACTTGGCTGTTATATCTGCGGTGCTGAACCACAGTTACATCATATTAGGCCCATAGGTACTGGTATAGGACGTAAAAATTCAAATTTTATGGTAATTCCATTATGCTACAATCATCATCAAGGGCCATTTAGCATACACAATAAAAAACTACTGTTTGAACAAAGACATGGAACAGAAAAAGAAATATTAAAAATTATTATAAAGAGGTTATATGGAATTGCCAAAAAAGAAGTATAAGATTATCTATGCTGATCCAGCTTGGCATTTTCAAAATTATAATAATGCAAAAGCACAAACTAATCCTGAACGACATTATAAAACTATGACGATGAAAGAAATAGTTAATCTTCCAGTAAATGAAATAG